ATACTACGGCTATGGTGCAATCGCAACCAAGGCAGCTGCAGGTGCTTTCAAGTTCAACAACGCTGCATAAGTAGCACTTAAGTCGCTGAGGGGGGCTGCCGGAGCCCTTGCAGTCCCTCTCAGTCTTTAGGAAAGGAAACAAATGTCTCTTACAACAGTTGCAGAGCTTCGTACAGCTCTCGGTGTCGGCACTCTATACGCTGATGCAACTTTGCAAGAAGTCTGCGATGCAGCCGACAATGTGTTGTTGCCTTTCCTATGGACTAATACAAACTCGAACGTAGGGCATAGCAACACAGCCACTACAGGAACTTTGTATTTCGATTTCCCAGTCCGAGATATTTACTATGTTGGACAAACTGTTGCCATCTCAGGCAACGGCTCAAAGCACAATGGATCTAAGACCATTACAAGCGTTGACCTAGATAGCATTACTTACGCTATTACAGGCAACAACAACACTCCTGCGCCTTACCATCCAGTCAACCCTTTTGGAACAGTAGCAGCTGACACATATGTGGATTACACCCTTATCCCAGCAATCCAAGAAGCTGCTCTCATGATTTCTATTGACATCTGGCAGAGCCGCCAAGCACCTTCAAGCGGCGGCGTAACAATTGATGGCTTTGCACCTAGCCCTTACCGCATGGGTAACACCCTTCTTGCTCGCGTTCGTGGTTTACTGGCTCCATATCTAGACCCTCGCTCAATGGTCGGCTAAATGACCGTAGCGCTAACAACTCTCCGGACTACCATAGCGACTGCGCTTGTAGATAACACAAAATACTCAACCTTTGCGTTTCCTCCAAGTACGCCTCAACCAAACTCGGTCATTGTTAGCCCGTCAGATCCTTACCTAGAGCCAAGCAATAACTCTTACAACAGCATTAGCCCAATGGCTAACTTCTCTATTGTTATGCTTGTGCCTTTGCTAGACAACGAGGGAAACCTCAATGGAATTGAAGATATGGTGGTTGCTGTATTCAACAAACTATCAGCATCTTCTATCGTCTATAAGGTCGGTGCTGTGAGCGCTCCAAGCGTTCTCAATGCCGTCTCAGGCGATTTACTTACTTGCTCAATGCAGGTATCTGTTCTAACGAGTTGGAGTTAATCATGTCCGATTATGACAAAGAGCTGGAAGCCTTCCTCATCAAGGTCGGACAAATCCAGCAAGTAGCACCAGCACCAAAACCAGCAACCAAGAAGGATGAGGAATAAATCATGGCAGTATTTATGAACAACGGCTGTGTAGTCACCGTTAATGCGGTTGATCTATCAGACCATGTAACAAGCGTAACTCTTAACCGTTCATTCGATGAGCTTGAGGTTACAGCAATGGGTGACTCAGGTCACAAGTTTGTTAAGGGTCTAGAGGCTTCATCAGTCACTATTGACTTCCTCAACGACACAGCAACAGGCGAAGTTCTACAGACTCTACAGGCTGCATGGGGAACTAATGTAACTGTAACCCTTAAGACAACTTCTGCTGCTACCTCAGCTGCAAACCCACTTTACACATTCACCGCTTTAGTAAATAACACAACAGACATCAATGGTGCTGTTGGCGATCTATCTACTCAGAGCGTTACTTGGAATGTATCCGGTACAGTAGTAGTAACAACTTCCTGATAAATAGATAGGGGCTAAAAATGGCAAAACTCAAAGTAACAAGGGCTACCGGTGAAACCACCGAATACGAGATTACTCCCGTAATCGAGTACGCCTTTGAGCAAGCTAAGAACAAAGGCTTTCATAAGGCACTCATTGAAGATCAGAAGCAATCTGATGTTTATTGGCTTTGCTGGGAAGCAATCCGCCGTAGTGGTGAAGCGGTTAAGCCGTTTGGCGAAGACTTTATCCTTACGCTGAAAAGCGTAGAGGTCTTAGAGTCTGACCCTTTAGGCTAGAGCGAGAATCCATCACCATGCTCGTGGCTCGTTTGAGCCTAGAGACTGGACTCTCGCCACAAACTTTATTAGACCTAGATGCCAGAATGTTTAGGGCTTTATTGCAAGCGATGAAAGACAGAGCGAAGGAGCTAGAAAATGCCAGTAAAGTTAAGCGGCGCACCTAAGCTCCGTTTGGCTTTAACAAGGTTTCCTACAGAGCTTGATAAGGAAACCCAAAAGGGGTTAAGGCGTGTCCTTGCTTCTGTTACTGGCAAAGCCAAGGGCTACCTTCCCTCAAACAATTTAATGCTCTCGGGCTGGACTAGCGAAGCCTCATCAGAAGATACCGCTAAGTACAGAGCCTTTCCTAAGTATGACCAAGGCAAGGCTATCCGAGGGATTAAAACAAAGACCACATCTTCTAAGCCAACCCGTAACGGTTGGGCTTCTCTTGTAAGCATTGAGAACGCTAGTGCCGCTGGTGCTATTTACGAGACTGCAGGGCGTAAGAGTCCTAACGGTCAGCCTCATCAGGAAACCACTCGCGGTAAATACAGCTCTTATATAGATACATCGAACAAGGTTTCCAAGTCTCTCAACCCTAATGCTGGCAAGCAATTTATTGACCGAGCCAACCAAACAGGCAGACTTGTAAATGCTAGAGAGCAAGGCATCGTCGGACGAGCAACTCGCAAGCTAACTGGTCGCGTAATCTTTAGAGCGTGGGCAGAGGATCAAGGCAAAGCCAACGCAGCCGTCGTGAAGGCTGTAGAAGCCGCAACTAATAAACTTAATAAAGGTGGCGTAAATGGCTAATGTAAAAATATCCATTCTTAGCGAGTTCTTAGGTAAAGGCTTAAAGGATGCCGAAAAAAGCATCAAAGGCTTTGAGAAGTCCGTCAAGCGAGTTGGCTTTTTATTCGGTGGTGGATACCTAGGGGCTAAGATTCTTGGCTTCTCCAAGGTTGCAGTAAAGGCTTTCGCTGCAGACGATAACGCTGCGCGCTCTCTAGGGCTTACTATTAAGAACCTTGGTCTTGGCTATGATGGCGCAGCCAAGTCAGTCAATGATTACATCAGCAATCTTGAAAGACAGACTGGCGTTCTAGACGATGAGCTTCGTCCAGCCATGGATCGTTTACTTCGCGCTACTGGCTCAATTACTAAGTCACAGGAGCTCTTAGGGCTTTCCTTAGATATCGCAGCCGGAACAGGCAAGACTCTCACCCAAGTCTCACAAAGCCTCCAGAAGGCTTACCTAGGGCAGACACAGGCTCTTGGTCGTTTGGGAGTTGGTTTATCTAAGGCAGAACTTACCTCATCTAACTTTGAGGAAATCCAAAAGAGACTCACAATCCTATTCAAGGGTCAAGCAGTATCAGCTGCCGATTCCTACCAAGGAAGCATTAACAAGATTACAGTAGCCATGAACAATGCCAAGGAAGTTATTGGCAAAGGCATGGTTGAGGCTCTCACAGGCACAGGAGGCACAGGCGGTTTAAGCGGGGCTCTTGATGTTGTAGCAAAGTCAGCGCAAATCGTTAGCGATCTCTTTGTAGGCATTGGTCGCACTAAAGGCTACCTTGGAGAACTCTTTACAACCAAGTCTGGCGTTTCACCTTTACAGGCTTTCAAGAACGCTCAAGCACTTGCAGCCGAATATCGCAAGATGGATAGCTTTGGTGGAGTTAAGCCTAGCGGCATCATTCCTTCAATTAGCTCTGCAGTAAAGGCTGATGCAATCTTCAAGGCAGAAAAGAAAAGCCTAGACAACGCAAAGGCAATGACCAAGGAAAAGCAGAAGCAACTTGCCCTAGATAAGGCAAAGGCTAATCTTGCCAAGGCTCAGGCTAACTTTGACATCACAAAGATTAATTTGGCTGCAGCCCTTAAGGGTAAAATCTCTAAAGAAGAAGAAAACCGTTTATTAGCTCTCCAAGCTATTGAGAACGAGAACGGCGAATTAGCTCTTAAATATATAGCAAAGCTTGACTATGCTCGCCAGCAAGCGGCAGAGGCAGAAGAAGCCCGTCAGAAGGCTCTTATCGAAAGCATCCAAGCGCGCATGAATGTGATTCTTGCTTTGCAGGATCGCATTAACGCCAAGATAGCTGGCAACACCATGAGCTCTCAGGCTGCAGAAGTTGCAGCATACACACCGTTGCCAGAAGAATACTACCAACGCGGTGGCGCTTCACTTGCTGCCAAGAACGCTGGACTCGGACCAGACAACAACATCACCATCAAACTAGATGGTCAGGCTTTTGAATACGCTGTAGTCAATGCGGTAAACAGCGCGACATCATCAGGCTCAACACCTTGGCGGCCTAACGCGTGACCTATCCAATCACCCTCAAGGTAGTCATTGATTTCTCCTCTGGAGCTGGTACTGGTACTGCGCTTGTTCTAGATGACCCTACCTATGGTCAATTAGATTACAACTGCCTTTTTGACTCTGTATCGCCAATCATTGACTTCTCTGCTCAAACCCTACGAGTAACAGCAGGACGGTCTAGAAACCTCATTACAGACCAGTACGAGGCAGGAACAGCCACAGTAAGGCTATTAGACCCAGACGGGCAGTTTAACCCTCAGAACACCTCTAGTGACCTATACGGGTATCTCCTGCCGTTACGCAAGGTTCTACTCTCAGCAACTTACTCAGGCACTACCTACCCAATCGGCTTTTACTACACAACAGCCTACAAGTACACCTACCCAACAGGGCAAGAA